AATCATACTATCTATTTGTTCCAATAATTCTTTACTCATTTTTTTCTACCTCGACATTAAATTTTATAACTCTTGCACCACAACATCTTTGATAAATAATTCCATTTTCTTTACCACCAATAATTTCGCCAGTATAGTTTTTGCCATCTATGATAACTTGATTGCAAATTATATCTTTATATCCTTTTGGCATAAAATAAATTCTAATTTTATCCATTACAATACCTCTCTATAACCAACAACCAATTCTTGCCATTTCAAATGGTTCTCTAAACCATTCAAAGTGGTCTTTTAACCAAATTGCTATCGGAATAAAAACAATCGTCAAATACATCAAAATAGTAATTACACATATCAAAAACGCTAAATAATATCTTAATAAATCATGTATTAACATTATATCAGCACCTCTTTCACTAAAAACCATTCATCAGTTTTTAAATCACAAATGCACCATTCATCATCTATAAATGCTAGATAAGTTTGTTCATGAAATACTCCATTCTTATCTCTAAAACCATTAATTAATATTTCTTTTAACCTAGCATTTTCTTTTTTTTGCTCTTGTGATTTGAGTAAGGCTTGTTCAATAACTGTAAATACGTGTTCTTGAATAAATAAATCATCACATCTATGATTATTTGTTCTTTCACATTCGTATCTTAAACCTTCTAATTTCTTTTTAATATAATCAACACATTCCAACGCCTCACTAGGGTTAGAATTTTTAATCTGCTCTAATTCGGTTAAATAATTTTCAAGTAATTCAATTTCATTTTTCTTAATATATAATCTATATGTATCGTTTCCAATATATTCTTTCTTATATCTTATATTTTCTCCTAACGCTTCTAAACATTCTTTACTCATTTTCATATAACTTCCTAACCAAATAAAATTTTTCTTCAGTAACTATTGGTTGCAAACCACTTGTTTTACAAAAATTTACATAGACATTATAATCAATATAATGTGTTTTACCTTCATCATCTATATACATAGCGATTAATGGAAGTGCAAACTCTTTTAACATTTCTATTATTTCTTCTTTGGCTTTACCAAAAATATTTACACCATCAAATAATTCTTTAAAATTTTCTTCTAGTTTTTTTGCATGTTCTTCAAGACTTTTTGGTTCTTTCAATTCTTGATTTTTTTCAATAAAAACATCCATCTTCTTTTGAAAATCTGGGTTTTCAATCATATTTTTAATTTTCTTTATTTCCATAGCGTTATTAATCATTTGTTCTAATACCATTTTCTTATCTATAAAATAATCACATTCTTTAGATTCTTTGATTAATTCATTATTAAATTTGCATACACTTTCTTGATTAAAATAACAATTCTCGCAACAACGTTTTGTTAATCTAATATTAAACATTTTTTCTAAATCTTTATTTTCCATTTTAATATCTCCTTTTATTCCCTACCGATATGACACAACATATAAATGATTCTAAATAAATAAGCTATTGGACATAACACAAGGAAAACTATAAACAGCAATATGCATCCAAATAAATTCATTTCTGATTCATCATATATTTCATGGGGTAAAGGATAAGCAACATCCCATTCTAAAATTAACATAGTTAATCCAGCTACTATTCCTAAATTAACCAAATTTACAATTACATAAACCAATAAAAATGTATCCATAAATTATTCCTCCTTATACAATTTTTTATGTGGACCATAACAATCAAATACCCTTCTCAATAAGTCGAACTCATCTTGAGTAAGATTTAAATTAATAAAATCAATTTTAGAATTATAATAATTTAAACCATCATAGATAAGTGAATCTAAAAACAATAATATATTTACCCTTTTCTTTACAATAATTTCAAATGCTATCACAATATCTTTACATCCTATTAAATTAGCTGTAATAGGTATTTGAGTTCTACCCCTAGTTATCATATCATTTCTAATTAACCAATCTAATGTTTCAATTATTTGTTTCATATTTCCTCCAATCTACAATTTTCCTACCCTAGAATGCATACTATAGTATACATTTTCGGGATGGATAATTAATTATTCCTCCACATATTCCGAAAAATCTTTGCCTATAACTCTTAATACACATCTAAACATAGCTCTTAAATCTTTTTGATTTTCTTCAATATTATAAGTGCCATTTTCAATTCTTTCAATAGTTTTTCTAAAAGGTATATCGACCATAGCTAACATTGGAAATTGATATTGTTCAGCCGTTTCTGTATACTTATCAAAATCAGTTCTTAAATTTTTAATATCTTCTTTAGTTATTGTTTTCATAATATTACTCCTCCATATATTCTTTCTTTAATTCCTTTAATCTCTTTCTATCCTCATCATCAAATACCTTTGGTGAGATATGAAATAAAGTAGATTGTAAAGTATCAATTTCATCATACTCTTTATTATCAAACTTGGCTGATACCATATTATGTCTTCTAATATCGAAATAATCAAACCATAATCCACGAACATGATATTTTCTAGTAATATCACTAATTGCTTTTTCAAGTAATCTAGTTATTTCAAAATTTGTGTAGTCATCTTCATGACAACCAGTATACTTGCATAAAGTTTTTACTAAATCCTTTTTATTAATTCTATTTAAATAAACTAATAAACTAATTTCATCAATTTCAAAATTATTTTCCATCTTGTTAATCCTCCTCCATATTCCCGTATCCTTTTCAGTTATTACGGGTTTCTTACTAGGTCCAAATATCATTTTCATTTTTTTATCACTCTTATCCTTCTATTTCAGCAACTACAAAATCCTTCTTCTTTAGTTTTCTTTGTTTTGCATAAATATCTATTTCTTCTATTGAATTAAAAACTTTTGCTTCTTCAACTTTATCAGTCAAAGTAATCCAATTACCATTTTCCTTATTTGTAATATACATTGGCTTTTTGCCACCTAAACTTACTAATTTATTAATTAATACATATTTCATATTATTCACTCTTATCCTTATTAAACCATTCTTTTAATTGTTCTGCTTTTTTAACTATTTCTGAATTTGTGCTTTCAAATAATATATACATTCTATCAACTTCAGGATTATATAAACCAATAACACAAGCATCACCATCTTTAGAACCTTTATCAATACCTATATGTATATTTGATAGAGCTTCTTTTAAAATATCTAAAGCTTTAGATTCTTTATCTAAAGCATCTAAAACTTTATTAATAGCTTTTTGAGTATTCGATAATTTAACAGCATTTTCAGCTGTAGGATTTTTACTCAAGTCAAGTTGATTTGTTATTTCTTCCTTTTGTAATATAATTAATTTAACTAATTCATCTTTCATATTATTCCTCCCTAGAAACAATCTTCTCTCATCATTTCATCAATCATAAAATCATTCAATTTATTAAATATTTCTTCACTAAAATCTTTTTGACCTCTATCATACTTTTCCTGTAAGTTATAGAAACATTGTTTTAGGTATCTATAATTATGATGATTTGGAAATGGATTATCTCCATCATTAAATTTTGTTGCTTTTATGAAATCAACACCATTAAAATAATTACTAAAATTATCAGTTTTTGTTTTATAACCTTTTTCAGCCATTTCGTTTAAAACTAAAATTGAATAATACATTAAGTTTTCCTTTGGATATTCATAAATATAATTAATTAAAATATGCTTATCCTGCTTTTTAAATATTGAATTTAATTCCCTCCATTGAGCTAATAATTGGCTCTTAGGTAAAAATGGAATTAACTTATAATGCCAAATTCTCATCGTCACTACCTCCTATAAATAATTAGGATTCAAGCCTGAATCAATATATTCTTTAGCTGTGGATAAGGTTAAGGCATCATTAATCCATTTGCCATCCTTATCGTAGATTTCATAAACGTAATTTAAACATTCATCATCTTCTCCTAAATCTTCATGAACTTTCTTAATAATATAATTATGATATTTCATATTCTTACCTCCTACTTAAACTAGTTTGTGCATAACTTACTTCAAATGAACCTGCTACAAAGTCGGATGTCTCTAATTTGCATTCTCTCTTTAATGCATCAAATCCATCAATAAAATTCTCAATACTTCCTTTTTTATTAGATGACCAATAATTAATTTCTTTCTTTTCGCCATTTAATAATAAACCACTAATTGTGTATAGCCTTTGACCTCTCATATTATTCTACCTCCAAAATATCATATTCAAATTTGAACCCTTTTTTCTTATAAGGATAATCTCTATTAGCAACATCTAACATAAAATTATGTGCTTTATTATAATCATAAAAGGCTGTTTTTATAACTAAATCATCCATCTTGTCTGGTATACTAACTGCACTAGTCATATAATAGCAACCATTATATTCTTTTTTATACCATATTTTTTTTAAAACTATATATTTCATATTTATATACCTCCATATCTTTAAGACAATTACATTTTACCATAAACAAAAAAGAGTGTCAAGAGTTTCTTGAACATTCTTTTGCTTTTTTTCTTTTATTATGTTTTCTAACTAATTCTTTATATTCAGCATAATGCTTTTCGGGTATCGGATAGCAAGTAATTAATCTTCTAGAATTTAAAAAGAATATAAATACATAACCTCTATACAATTTAACTCTTTTGTTATCTTTATTCATTTTGTATCCCACATAACTTTTCAATGGTCCTGGAGGAATTTGAGTAAATGCTATTCCGTTTTTAATAGCCATAAAACTTAAATTTTGAATTTCTTTATCGTTTATATTAGACCTTTCTTTAACTCTTAAATATCCATGGTATGTATATTGCTTTTTATTAATTTTCATCTTTTAAAAGCCAATCCAACGAAACATTAAATACCTTGGATACTTTAACAGCAAATTCAATTGTAGGCTTTCTATGACCTGATAGTAATCTACTAATATCAACGGCTGAATAACCAGTTGCCTTAGATAATTGACGTTGATTCATATTGTTAAATTTCATTAATCTTTTAACCTTCTCAATCATTAAATAATACCTTCTTTCATAAATTTTATAATAGAATTAACTCCCGATGGAGTCATATATTTTCCTGTAAATTTTTGTCTTGCCATACAACGGTCTAATATTTCGATGGCTTTATCAGGATTAGTTCCTTTTAATTCCTTTGACTTATTGTAAATATATTCAACTAGTTCATCTTTTAAACATCCCTCATTAAATTTTTTTAAAATCATAAGGTTCGTTTTATCATCTAATTCCTTTAAAAATAATGGAGATAATCTTCTGTTTAAAGCCTTATCCTTGGCTATAGTTTTATTATATTCTTCTAAAGTAGTTGCTCCTATTATAGTTATTTCGCCTCTACTTAAATAACTTTTAATGATGTTACTAGCATCTATAGCTCCATCACTACCTCCAGCATTATACAAAGTGTGGATTTCATCTATAAAAATTATCGTTTTTTTACTAGATTCAGCATTTATTTTTGCTGTTACTTTTAAAAAATTGATTAATTTTTCTTCAAACTGACCTCTTAAACTAGTTCCAGCTACACAAGCTCCAATATCTAATTCAACTAAATTAAAATGATGGCTCATATCATAAGCAAATTGTTCTAATATCGCTGTTTTACCACAACCAGCTGCTCCTACTAATATAGTGTTTTTCATTCTTTTTTTAAACATCGATTCTTTAAGAAGAGCCAGTTCTTCTCTTCGACCAACTAGCTCATTCTTACCTTCGATTGGTTTAATAAAATCGTATTTTCCCATTATGCTCCAATGATACATAAGATTAATGATAATTCTTTATCTTTAGTTAAGAAAACCATCTTACCATTCTTATTTAACTTATCATATGTAACACCAAATTTTAGTCCAGAACCGATTGTTTTAAATCCTTGTCTTAAATAATTTAAATCAACATTTGTTTTAAATTCATCATTATTTTCAAATTCAATTTCGCTTGTATAATTATTATCTCCACGAACTTCTAAATGGTTTTGAGTTAATAATACTACAATTCGCTTATCATTATTTAAACCTACATTTGCTGCAATATTTAAACTTTCTAGAATTTCTTCATCATTTATCTTAATATCTACGGCATTATTCTTATTACTAAAAATTCCTGCCATATTAGGATAAGAACCATCTAATAATTTAGTTATAATCTTAATGTTATTTTTTTGGAACATAGCAATATTCTTTTTATAAATAATTTCGATGTTACTATCATCCTCTCCATTTAATTCCTTAATATTATTAATAAACGGAACAGGTAGTGTAATACCATCAGTCGTAAATTCACCATTAGAATATAAATACGCAATGAATGAATCAGTAGCATAAATATTTCCGTTAGAATCTAATCTTACGCCTGTTAAAATAGGTTTCTTATCAGTCTTACAAACATATAAACTAGCCTTTGTCAAAATATCAATATTTACATTAACAGAAATGTTATCATCATCAATATTCATATTAAAGAAGTTATCAGTAATCAATTTACTTGTAAATCTGCCCTTTTTTCCCTTAATAATGAAACTTTTATCAGTAATTGAAATATCAGCAGGACTTAAGGCTTTAACCATTTCTAGAGCCTTATTATTGACGCAAAAATCTTGCTTAATCTCGAATCCATCAAGTTCGACTATGATAACATCTTTTCTATTAGCAATATCCTTGGAATATGAATAAATTTCACATCCAGTTTCAGTTTTCTTAAAATAATTAATCTCATTAAATTTCTTTGGTAATAAATCAATATTAATTTCCATTTTTCCACCACTCCTTATAATTAAAATAATCTTCCCAATTCTTATCCAATAATTTTCCGAAAATACCCATCAATACAGAAACACAAATTGAATCTCCTGTTAAGTGCCAACCCCAAGCATCGCTTTGATGCTCCATAATCATTTTAGAATCTACATCCTTTACGCCTTGTAATCTAAAGCATTCTAAAGGTAATAACTTACGAATACGATAGTTATTAGTATAGTAAGGATTGAAACTTGTTGTTACTGAAATAGCAACCCCATCACCATCATAAATTCTATCTTGCTGATACCATTGAGTGCCACCATTAGACTTCTTATCACCAACACCAGCAACAACTGTGGCTGTAACTGTTCCATGATTTTCCATTACAGTAGGTGCTGAACCTTCACTATCCACAACTGATGCTGCATTGTGATTAGATGGAGAATAATTTCCTACTTTAATAACCTTATTAGGCTCTTTAACTAATAAAAAATCATTATTTCTAAAATCAACACCTGTTGTAATAGTTTTTGCTGTACCATCAGTAATTGTATTCTTATTGTAAGCATCCAAATAAGCTACATCATCAACCTTATCTAAATCAGTTTTTTCTAATGTTTCCTTTAAGGCTTTATTGTTTAGACCTTTTTTATTTGAAGGAGTAATAACATAATTATCCTTTTGGACAGTAGTAAGTGTATTAGAAACTCCCTCAGGACCAAGTTCGATTCTTTGTTCTAAATGTTCTCCTTTGGCTCTAGAATTAGGATTTTCGGGATTTCTACCTCTTGATGCACATATTCTAGGCTCTTCCAAAATCATCGAATTATCGCCTTGTTTTCTAGCCAATAATGTAGTCATACTACCATTAGGATTAAGCACTACACCTGTTCTTCGATTGAAACGTTTAATACCCATTTCGTATAAATTCATTTCCTCTTGAATCTTGGCTTTTAAATCACAATCATCAGGAAGTTCATCACTAACATAATTAGATGCATCACATCTACGACTACCCTCACCCGTATTGATTGTACTAGCAATGCTCTTATTAACAATTGCCTTTCCGTTGTTACCAGTCCACTTATCATTATCAGCCACAATATATTTAAACATATCATCGCTAATATAGAACTTTTCGGGAATAGTTCCTTCGGGTTCTAATAAATCCTTTAACCTTAATTCTAGTTTACTCTTTCTAGGAAAATTATAGTTGTATTTTTCTCCATCCTTACCATTTAAAATTGAAACCATAAATGTACGATTTCTTGTTTGTGGAATCTTAAATTCTACAGCTGATAAATCTTCCCAATAAGATTGATAACCTAATTCTTCAAGTCTTAATTGCCATTCCTTAAAATGTCTATCATTCGAAGAACCATGGACCTGTGGAACATTTTCCATCACCAAAATTTTTGGCATATGGTCATATCCTATTTCAGCACATTCAGATAAGATTCTTTCTACTTCCCAAAGAAGACCAGAACGAGTACCCGAACCCTTTTCCATACCTGCTTGTCTACCAGCCAAACTTAAATCTTGACATGGGAAAGAGTACGTCAAAATATAATCATACTTATCAGTATCAGTTATTCCAAAACTTTCGCCCTTTGCTCTAGATACATCCACAAGATTATGTTCCCATATGATTGAGTTATAAATTAATCTTAACTTATCCTCACCCATTCTTTTTAATTGTTCTAATTTAGCAGGCTGATTATAATCAGCACTAACTCCCATTTCAAACAATTTTTGGACTATATCCATCTTATTTAAATCCTTTGTAAAATCCTTACCATAATCAGGTAATTCATTTCTATGAGCATCAGCATAAGCTATGATACTAGGAATGGCCCATTCACAAATCTTATGATGCTCAAAATCAGCCTCAAGATATTTTAATGCTAGTGCTTGACTACCATAACCTACCCGAGGCAAAGAGTTCAATTAATCTTATTTTCTTCTTTATTTTATACTCTTCGTACATTAAATCAAAGATTGATAAACTCTCCACTTGCATCACACTCCTTTTCTTTTAAATTCCATATTTATTTTACTATAAAGAAAAAAGAATGTCAAGATTATTTTTAACATTCTTTTTGTTTCTATTTTTAAAACTTTCCTAATGTGGCTTATAATCTGCCCAACGAATTAATCTAGGATAGAATGGTAATACAGCATATTCATGAGCATTAATCTCATGGTCGTTACCATCAGCTCTAGCCTTATTTCCTTCACCCTTACGACAATTCTTAATTTCTCTAATAAGATTTTTACATCTATCACAAACCAAGAATTCGCCATAAGCAATAAGCATATTAGTAAAAGTAACTCTCATACGAATAGGTCTCTTTGATGATGCTAACAAAAGACAATTTATATTGTATTTTCTTAATTCTACTTCTAAAGATTGTCTAAAACCAATATCAGCACAATCAACATATATATTAATAGTTCCTTTCATTAATATTGTAGGTGTTGGAGCAAATTCTTTAATCCATTTAACAATTTGTAAAGCACAAGCTGTTACTTGTTCTGGTTCAGTTAAAACCTCTCTATTATCAGTATTACAAGCATTATCAGTTCTGTTATTGCTGTGGAAATATTCATCAATAGCAACTAAAGTTTTTAAATCATTAGTAATAGCCGACAATGACATTGTAGTTGCTGCTTTAATTTTAACATCTTGACTTTCATTCTTTTTTACAGTTTTGATTTTACCTTCACCATCAGACAAACCTGTATCCACACCTATGGCAAAATCCGCAAACTCCATTTTAGGTCTACCATATTGGTCAGTACCAATAATATTTTGGATAGGTATAACTAATGATGGATTCCAATTTCGATATACCTTACCTGTAGTAACACCAAACATTCCCAAGAATTCTACTTTATAACGCTCAGGGTCTTTTATCTTACATTCAGCTGCTGATGCATCATAAATTTCCTTATCTCTAAACTCATTAATCTTGTATGTAGATTTATGTAAGTATAAACCTCTACCATAAGGTCCTACCCAATTTTCATCCTTATAATCAAGATAAGTAATATCAGGATGGTCTAGTAATTCATAATCATCATCTAAACGTCCTTTAAAAAATTCCTCATTTAACCAAGATTCACCATCCCAAGCATTGAAACACATTGTAATTTGTAATGTAATTCCTGGATATTTACCTCTTAATGAACCATCCAATTTACGGAAATCTTGGTATGAATCAAGTTCAAATGCCTCTTCGATATAAATATCAGTTAAATAACCATGGGCAAATGTTACAGAGTTTAATGATGTAGGGTTATTTAAGCCTCTAAAAATGATTTTTTGACCCGTTCTAATATAAGTTATTTCTAACGGATTCAAAGTCGCTTTAAACTCCGTTCCTAACAAATCCATATCAGCTAATCTACCACAAATATTTTCAAATGTAGATTGTCTATTATCGGAATCATTCTTACGACATATCATAACATTTCTTCTCTTATCCGATAATATTTTGAAGATAGGCTCGTAGCCTAAAATATCAACTGATTTCTTTGTACTACGAGCTCCTTCAAATAATCTATAACGACATTTACAATTGGTAAACCAGCCTCTTTCGTAGCCTTTACCCGTTAGTTTATACAGAGATACAACTTTTTTTCCGTCTACTATATCGTAAACGCCCTCTCTCATTGTACTATATGAGCATCCTTTGTTTCTTGTTCAACTCTTACTTTTTCGGCTACGCCATTCTCAACTAGTTCCTTAATAACATCCTTACAATGCTTTTCAATAACTAAATCAGCATCATAGAAACTAGGCATATTACCATCACTAATTGTAAAATAAATGTTAGGTTCAAAATCATCTAAATTGATTTCTAATCTCCACATAGAAAACATTTCTCTTAAAGAATCAGTAACTACTAAATGAAACTTATCATTTTTCTTTCTAAATTTAATTCCCATTTGAGCATGACATCTTCTAGCAAATTTATCAGCACAAATCTTTTCAGCTAAATTATTATAGAAATTAATTAATAGATTAACACAATCTCCATTACGAGGCTGTTCTATAATCTTGAACCAAATAGAATCTGGATTATCTACCTTGCAAATTTCTTTTGGAAGTAATTCAAATCCTAATTTTTCAAGTAAAGGAATGCAATCCTTTTTTTCTAAACCTTGTTTAACAGTATAAGCATAATTATTCATTATCTTTTTACCACCTTATCAAAATTTTCTTGAGAAACTTTTGTATTATATTTCTTTTCATAAATATCTACATAAAGTTCTTGTTTATTTCCGTTATATGTACATTCATAATAACGTTGATTTTTACCCGAATCACAAATGCAGCACTTCATATTTTGTAAGGTCTTACTAAACCATACTAGATGCATTTCTTCGATTCTATAATCCTCATTATACTTTTCCTTAATTTCCTTAATTAATTCATTCTTACAAATAACTTCAAATTCATAACTAGTCATTATTCTACCTCATACCAATCTTCTTCTAACATATCAGTTTGTGAAGCTAACCAAGGCACTCTGCAACCATCATGATACTTATCACCCTTAGGGTAGTTCATATAAATATATGGTAAAGTCATCTTTGAATACTTATCTGGTCTTTGTAACTCTAACCATAAGCCTTTACCATTCCAACCTTTTCTAGCAACCTTCTTGCCTTCTTTTAGCTTATCTAAAGCCCAACCAAAAGAATAAGTATTATTTGTTTTAGTTTCAGGATGTTCAGTTAACACCTTTGCAATATACTTTTCACTGAAATGATGTTCCTTTGTAGAAGGAGCGTCAAAATCATAACAAAGAGAAGTCATTAAATTTTCAATAGAATAATCATCTTCATCTTCCTCAATCTCAATAATTAAAGGATTTTTTTGTAAAATTTGTTTTACAGTGCATACCTTACCAGCAAACTTCTTTTCATACTCTTCTAAGCTATCACTTATGGTATGCTTAACTTCCTCAGGTAAATCTTCTACCTTATTTAATAATATTTTGTCGCCTACTTTAATTTTCATATTATTACCTCCATTTTTAGCGATTTAAGAGACTTTTGATACTTCCTCGATAAATTGCTCTACCGAGTAACAAACGAAGGCTAGAAAGCCTCTTTTAACTAGCACATCGATTGTATTAAGCTGTTCCTTTGTGGGACGATTTGGCTTTACCTTAGTTTCACAAAATATTGCTTGGCCTTTATCGGTTAGAATAATCATATCTAACCATCCTTTAGGAAGCCCTGTATTAAAGAATCTACCATCAGCCATTTTTACAGAGCCAACATTCGTATGAAACGCAATCCAGCCTCTGCGTCCACAGTAAAGTTGTATTTCCCTTAACAATTTCATTTCAGGTGTCATACTACTTACCTGTACTTCCTATTCCACCAGTTCTATTTTTAGATAAAACTGGACTGTTACTAGCAACAAAATATTCTGTGAATAAACCTTGAAAAATTCTATCTCCTTTATGGAATGTTAACTCTTTATCTCCGTAATTAAATAATGCACAAGCAATATTTCCCTCGTTATCTTCGTTATTATAAAATGATGCATCAATAACTCCAACAGTATTACATAACATTAAATTATTTTTGATTCCAACGGAACTTCTAGGATATAAAGTCAAAACTACATTTTTAGGCATTTTACATTTTATACCTGTTTCGAATTTTACAATTTCTTTAGGCTTAATTGTAAAATCAATAGGAGTATAAAAATCATGCCCAGCTGAACCATCATCAGCCCTTGTGGGAATTATTCCTCCATCATAATAACTTACTTTTTCAAATTCAATTTCTTTCATTTATACATTACCTCTCTTTTAAATTTATTATACAAAACCCAATCAACAGGGATAGATTTTAACTTTGCTTGTGTAATCAGCCATCCTGGTTTATAGCCTCTTTTACGAGCTATCTCAACTAACCCGTTAAAGGTATCTTGCATACCTACCTCCATACGTTTAGCCTTTTTCTCAATCTTTTCAATACGCTCAAGTTCAGCCTTCTTTTCATTCTCAATTTCTTTCTTGGTTTTGCCCGAATTAAATCCACAGTATGGACAAATAGGACTTGTTCCAGCATAAGTTCTTAAACATTTTTGACATACCCTAACTAGAACTTCGGGTTCTCCTGAAGTGTTACGGCATTTCTTACGTTCTGATAATGACCATTCGTTATCATCAGTAGGCATTCCATGTCTAAAAGCATTGCCCACATAATCAATGATGATGGCTCTTTTACCTTCTTGAGGAGTTAAGGCTCTACAAGATTGCTGAATGTATAAAGCCAAAGATTGAGTTGGTCTTAACATTAAACACACCTCACAAGTTGGAAGTGTGATTCCTTCCGAGATGAGGTTTACATTGCATAATATTAAGAATTTTCCTTTCTTAAAATCATCCATAACTTGTAACCTAACCTTTTCGGGAGTGTGTGAATCTATATGAACGGCTGGGTATCCAGCATCATTAAACAAATCACAAATTATCTGTGAATGCTTTATAGATGTGCAATAAGCAATGGCTTGTTTTCCTTTAGCCAACTTTTCGTAATTCTCTATAATATCTCCATATATCTTACTATCACACATTATATCTTCAAGTTGAACTGTGGAATAATCTCCATCTCCTACAGCAACTCCAGATAAATCAATATTTAATTTAGGTGCATATAAGTCATAATCACTTATTGCTCCTCTTCTAATTAACTCATTTGCTGATATTCCTTCAACTATAACATCAAATAAATCTAAAGGCTTACCATCAAGTCGAGCTGGTGTGGCTGTAAATCCTATAACCTTACAATTATAATACTCACAGACATCGTGATATGTTTTACATCCCGAAATATGTGCCTCATCTATAATTATTAAATCTACTGGGCCATTTTCACCTAGATGATTTGCCTCGGTAAAAACTGATACAATTCGTACATTTGGATAATCTATTAAATCTCTATGCTGTTCCAATAAAATATTTCTATGAGCTAATATAAGGACGTGTGAACCTTTTTCTTGTGCTGATTTACACATCGCCTCCATAACATAAGATTTACCACTTCTACAGGGGAGAACAACAACAACACCTTTATGATGTCTTAATTGTTCTCTTGCTCTATCATAAACATCTTGCTGATAATCTCTTAAAGGCATTATTCATAATCCGAAACCATATAGATTCCTTGGTAACATCTATGACCTTGAGAATCATTAATGATTTTATATCCTTTCTTTTGTAATTCCTTGCTGAATTTCATTTCACTCATTAAGAAAGCATTATTATCCATACACCAAGATTTATAAGATTTATAAGCATTTCTACAAGTCACATTGCTTGTAGGATTGATTCTACATTCTGAATTGATAAATTGAGCGATTACATCCATTTGCTCCTTATATTCCTTAATTTCATCCTCTAAACATTGAGGCTTTTTAATAGTTTTAGATTCATTGTAAATTTGGAATCCTTTAATACACCAACCAAGAATCTTATCAGCCTCGGCTCTTAACTTTTCAGGTAAGTCCTTATCCTTTTCCTCTTCAGTAAAAGTGTGGATGAATGGGAATGGGAATATACGTCTCCAAATACCAAGGTCAGTACCTCTAATGATAGGTTTATTATTTGTAGCCATCCAAATTTTATATTTAGGCATAAATGAGAATTCGTTAGCGTACTTGAATGCTGCTGACATTTGACCACCACCAGTCATTCTCTTAACAGTACCTTCAGCCAACTTCTCTCCTTCATCAGTTTCATCAGTTTCTACATATCTAGCATCCTTAAGTCTAGCAATAGTAAATGAGTTATTAGTTTGCATTTTTTGTTGCATTAATATTTCACTATTAACATTATCACCATACTCACCCATAATATGATTTACTATTTCTTGGAAAGTTGTTTTACCATTTGAACCATTACCGAACATTAAGAACATACATTGTTCCTTTGTAGAACCAGATAAGGAATAACCAAGGCACTTTTGGATACATTGAATAATCTCTTCAGTTTCTTGAGCATTACCTCTTTCAAAGATTCCATGCAAGAAATGAATCCAAACTTTAGGTTCTTCATAAGACACCTTAACATTAGTATTTTTAGATAACATTTCTTTAGGACTAAATGGAAATATAGCACCAGTCTTTAAATCAACTATACCCGAATCAGTATTTAATAAATAATCATCAGTATTGAATTCATCACTAGTTACAGCCACATCTTTTAGGGATTGGAACTCAAATAGCATTGCATCCTTTCCAGCCTTATTGGATATACGGTCAATATTCTTTTGGTAAGCCTTAATATAAGCCTCACTTATCTTAATATCCTTACCTTCATTTCTATCCTTTTCAAGTTCATTTTCAAGGTTAACTAAATCATCCTTACATAATTGGATAAACTTGTTAGCATATTTACGGATAATATCCTTTTCATCCCTAATCCAAGTTTTACCAGTCCAAAACATAAAGATTTTATCAGTCTTATTATACTTAAATAATTCACCAAAATATTCATAGAACTTTTCGGCATTTCCTGTATCATTACAAGGGAATCTCTTATATAAAGGCTTGATTCTGAAGATGGGTTCTCCGTTCTTATCTATATTCATTATAGCCTCTCTATTAAGAACGACTTGATTATTATCCTCAATTACCTCACCCGTATCATCATCATATTTAACCTCTTCTTGTTTAGGAGTAAAAGGTTTATTTCCGATTGTTACTTTAGGTAATATATCTTGCTTAACATATCCATTTTGGCAATTCTTAATAGCCTTTGCAATTGTTAGATTTCCGTAAGTATCAGTACCTCTTCGCTGGTCCCACTTGTCTCTCATTAATCCTGATGAACGGAATATTGTATCCATCTTATCAGCGTCACAATTACACCAAAAGGCAAGTAAATTACAAAATGCTAAATCAGCTGAACTATGACTATCATCTTTCCAAGCACCATTTGATAAAACGTAAGCCTCATCTATTTTACCGAAATATAAGGATGTAAATAACTCTCCATTCTTTTCGTTAGCCATAGCCTTATCAATAATCTCTTGAATATCCACATCATTACCAACGGATGCATTAACATCTCTTGTGACTGATTCTTCTTCTTTAGGCATATATTTATCATATAAAATTTTGATTTCTTCATCTCTTTTTTCAACAGGCTTGGCATTTATTACGTTTCCTGTAAAAACGAAGAATCTACCCTTTTCATACATTTCTACGGATGTAGTTTTTCTTCTAGTACCAGGTAACTTTCCTTCACATATGATATGAACGCCATTACCACTCCAAGACCTTTCAGAATACGAATTAAGGGTCTTAATAAATTCGTCACATAACTTATCAAATTCTTCTTGTGGAAGTTCTAACTCTCCCGTTTGTTTATTAGGATGGTTATCTAAATCTACACCATAGATTCCATCTCCTAACATAAATCCAATACCATCACATTTATATTTGATACATCCCATTAAAGCAATTTTGAATGATGACCAAGTCATATTATCATCGCTCTTTGCATATTTTCCAGTAATAGCATTAATAGGGACTTTTGTGATTTCTTCATTTCTTTTTTCAATTTTAAAACATACCCAACGTTTCAATTGTGTTAACTCAAGAGGAACGTTTTGATATTGTTTGCTCAATTCTTGAATATTCATAATAAACTCCTTTCGGCATAAAAATAAAAAGGGCAAATTTGGACTCGAACCAATGGTGACCGAAGTATGTATAATGCTTGTAACCTAACCTTCCCTTATGGAGGACTTCTCACTTTGCCCATATAACAAGGGTGCTTGATTGCACCCTTTAATTATTAAAATGGTAAATCATCGTCTTCTACAGGTGTATTTTGTGCTTGTTCTTGAGGGACTGATGTTCTCTTAACAGTTCTGAAATCAATACTATTTCTTTCATTTCCTGTGTTATCATCCATAGTCTTAAGAACCTTTGCTTGGAAACATAATCCATTTAAGAATAATGCAACTTCCTCAATGTTATCGAATGAAGTTTGATAATTAGGATTAGGAATATCATTTCCATTTTCATCCTTAATCATCTTATCACAATCTTGAGCATGAATTAACTTTCTAATCATAAAGTCATCATATTCCTCGGTTGTAATAACACTAGCCTTTTGAGTTGGAGTCATCTTTTCATAGTTTGCCTTTGTGATTCTATCACCATTTTCATCTCTATGAACTGTATTCTTCCAAATATTTTGCCAAATCTTTACACCTGCAAATGGCTGTTCAACATCATCTCTAATGACAATTGTTAAACCCATATAAGCCTTACCAGTGCTGCTGTTCTTTAATTCAGCAGTTTCAATTGCTAATTCGTAAATACCTGTATTAGCTAATTCAAATGTTTTCGTTTCTTGACTATAATCGTACATAATTAATTATTCTCCTCGCTATTATCTTCTTTATTATCAGTAGCATCATTTGTGCTATCTTGACCAACCTTACTTGCACATTCCTTTGAACATACAGGAACGCCGAACTTTTGAATTGCGGCATCATAAACCTTTTGAGTGATTGGCTTTCCACATACTGAACATTTGTATTGTGGTGTTTGTGCCTTTGCCTTGAAAGGAGGAATCTCCTTCTTAACTCTAATACAATCAGTATCATCACCAGCAACCTTAATTGATGTCTTAAATAGAGTGATTCTCTTCCCAATCCAATCCTCAATGTAGCCTGTACCATATAACTTCTCAATTGTTTCACAATTTGTCTTGTTAATGATGAAAGGCTTAATTTCAATTCCATTAACTTCAGTTTCCTCGAAAGTCATTACCCTACAAACTTCAGCCTTATTTTCCTTTGGATTGAAAACCTCTTGTGCTGTTACATTCTTAATTGTAACAGTAATGCTATTAACTTGCTCATTAAAAGAATAAGCTCCTAAATAATTGGTATCTACTAATACCTTCCAATGTGTCTTTTCTGCCATTTTACTTCTCCTCCTCTTTCTCTAATAATGGGTCATCAGACTCAATGCCTTCTTCTCTTAACTGATTACCATTATAACCAGCTAATAAAGAACTTAAAACTCTTGCTTTTCTTGTCTTATGACAATACTCGCATTCCTCACATCTATGAGGTGCAATCTTACCATCAAGAATTCCTTGGATTCTATCAATATTCTTCTCGATAGTCTTCATTGCTAAAGTTAACTCGCCTTGAGATACTTCATAAATTGCTACATCTCCATAAGGCTTTTCCTTTGAAACACAACATAAATAACATGGTAATCTCTTTCCAGTATTTTGATATACTACTTCTTGGAAAATTGCAAGTTCAATGTGGTAATTATAAGCCTCCACAAAACTTTCCTTTGAATGTCCATTCCATACTGGCTGAAAATCCTTCATAACCTTTAAATCAGTAATGAATTCATCTTCCTTGTAAGAGTCCATCTTAATCTTAAAATTAACTCCAAAGATTGTTCCAGTCATTATCTTTTGTTTCTCTCCTGACATATAATACATCATTAATGGGTCAGATTCAATTCTTTTTATAATTTCTTCAGCTTGTAAATAATCTGATTTTAAAGCACCAGTCTTTGAATTAAAAATTTCAGGATTGTTTGCCTTAAATTCATCTAAATCGCCGCTAAAATATGCATCAACATAACTACTCATTAATAATGCTGTTGTTGGTGCTGACCTATAGTTAACAGCGGCAGCCGCCTCACAAGATAAGAATTTAGAAAATCTTGTGAATGATAATAAACTATGGTCTGTGATGTAAGTTTCTTTTGTTAGTTCTACTTTGCTCATTTTTTTCCTCCTAATTTTCATTTAACTTTTCAAAAAGAAATTCATAACTACAATCAAGGGCATCAGCTAATTTATTTAAATTAAATATTCTTGGCTTATTTCTACCACTTTCGATGTTTCTAATTTGCTCCTTTGTGAAACCTGAACGTTTAGAAAACTCGACTACGGTATATCCCTTTTCTTTTCTCATTTCTCTAATTAACTTACCGAAATTGTTTTCCATTTTGTTTTAAGCATATACATTTTACCTCCGACAATTAAATATTATCATAAGTAACCAATAGTGTCAAGAGAAAATTAAATCTTTTTTTCTCTTACCTTTTTGGCAATCATTATTTTATCACTCATACTGATAAGATTTAAACTGTTAATGGCTTTAAATTGCTCATTACTCAAAACTTCACCCGAATCATCAAACCTTAAAAGTGTTTTTGGTATATCATATACAATTAATAATGCTGGTTTACCATTTTCATCTAAAGTATCAACTACTTTTTTTACATTAAAATGTATTTCTTCTATATATTTTAATTGGTCATCAGCCTTTTGCACCTTTTGTCTTGATTCTTCTGTGAGCGTGGTTTTTATTTCAGCCACATCATTAAATAATTGTTTTATCTTTTTTAAAAACATAATTAAATATCCTTTTTCAAATTATTAAGTAATTCAATAGTGTAATCAATGTCTTCCTTTGTTTGAGGAATATACTTGAAATTTTCTAATCCTAATAACTTAACAGGACTTACCCCTAAAATCTCACTCATTAGATTTAACTTCTTAACGCTGATTTTTGTTGTATTTCCATTCTCCACATAACTTAAACCAGGTCTAGTCATTCCTAATTGTTCAGCAAAATCCTTTTGAGTGATATTTTTTAATCCTCGATACATCTGAATATTATTCATCTCTATTACCTCCTCGCTTATTATAATAACAAAAAGAAAAAACATTGTCAAGGGAATTTTTAACAATGTTTCTCTTTTTTTACCAACTTGTATATCTTAATCTATTTTTAACTACATGATTAAGGATTCCAGCTTGTTTCATCAAGTCCATAGATGGTCTACAAATCTCGATAGCATTTAAATCTCTATCCTTGGCTACAATACCAGATTCTATATCATAACCTGAATCTAAACCAATATCTCCGTTTTTGATAACATACATCGCTTGATTTAAAATAGCCTTTTTCCATAATTGTCTTTTTTCGTGTGCTGGTGCTTTTTCAAATTCAAATCTGTGGACATAATCATCTCTTAAATACGCCCAATCAAAATTTCTAAATGTATTAGCATCAATCCAAGACATTAATCTATCTTCAATTCTTTTTAAAAACATATCAGCTTTATTTGAGTTATTATCACTTTTAAGAATCTTATTTAAATCTTTATCGAAATAATTTAAAAAGTCCTCTGGAGTGACAAATTGAGGCTTATTATCAATCATACAATCATCTCCTATGTTTTAATTATATAATAAAATAAATTAAAAAAAAAGAGGAATAAATCCTCTTAATCATTCATAGCCCAATAATATTTTAAAGCCTTACCATAAGGAGCATCCTTATCCTCTAAAAATTTCTTGGCCATTTTACCATATGATGTGGAATCGTTAGGAACTGAGCCATAATAATCACTATATAACATATTCATAACATAATTCCAATCATATTCATTAAAATCCTTAAATTGAATGTCTAATTGCTTAGCAACAGAATTTGTTTGTTCAACACTCCAATGTGCTCCATTAGTACCATCCTCATTTATCATATTTTTTAAGGCTTTTTCTAACATCCAATTATTAAAATGACAGCCATATGTTTCTTTATATAAATGGTTTTCCAAAGTTTCATATAAATCATGATTAGTTTCACGAATCATCATTATGGCGTCATCCACAAATTCTCTTAACTTTTCATCACTTATATCCTTTAAAATTTGTTTATGCATTTTATTTCTCCTTTAATAAATTTAATCAAGATACTCTACATCTAAGGCTACGTTTTGAACAGTTATAGCAACACCATTATTTACAATAGTTAATGTAGCAATATCCTCATTGCAATATACTCTAACGATACCACTAATATTTAAAGTTCTAACCTCAGTTGTTGCTGTAGTTATTGTAGTTCCTGCTGTAATACCAGGTACGTCTGCATTATTCTTTTGTAATTTTATTCTAGCAACTCCTGCTGCTGGAGCAGTAAAAGTTACTGAACCTGTTACTTTATAATAACCAGGCATATTTAATAGAACACTATTAGTTCCGTTTTGAATAGCTCTTCCTCTTCTTCTTTGAATTGTAGTTAGAGGAATGATTCCATTTGCTAAAACAGCTGAGTCAGTTGTTGTTGTCGTAAAAATTAAACTATTATTACACATATTCTTTTTCTCCTTTATAAAAATAACAGGACTGACATTAAGCCAGTCCCTAATATATTGATGACATAATGTCGTGTCTAAATTGACTTATTATATATTTCCGTTACATCCACAGCCACATCCACAGAATGGGTTAGCACCACTTGTATATGTAGTTGCAGATGGATAACGTACAACGCCAGCTACAGCTTGATTTAACTCAAGTTGATTGATTCTAGCTTGCATTGCTTCCATCTTATTTTCTGTGATTAAATCACGAGTCTTTTGACCGTCTAATAAGATGGCTTCCTTAAGAGCAGCTGTATTCATAGCGTTATTATAGTTAACACCATCTACGGCTCTTAATGTTGAGCAGCAGCACTCATTTTCCTTAGCTAATAAGTTAGCTTGACCAACAGCTAAACCTGCTACATCTCTTTGAAGTTCTGAGTACTTATCATTTAAAGCACCAACTACATCGTGATATACTTGATTAGTTGTGGCAACAGATTGTGCTGTACCCGCGTTAATAGCATTGATAATGTCTCTGTTTTGGTTTTGTAAATCATTGAAATTGAATCCGTTATTTACATCCTCAGCAGTTGCAGGTCTATAACCTAAGTTGTTGTTTCCGAAGAAACCACCATTACCACCCCACATTAAAGCTAGGATAGCGAATAGCCATAAGCCAGAACCACCACCGAAACCAAAACCATCACCATAACCATAGTTGCGGTTAACGTCCATTACTGGAGTAATTCCTGTTCCATCCATCGTCAGCGTTCTCCTTTCATAGATTTATAATAAACACTTACTTTATCTAGAATTTTTAAGTGTCATTACCCTGTTATATTTTTAATAAACTGTTGAGGATTTATTCCTCTTTGTCTACACATATTATTAAATATTTCTTGTGGATTCATACCGCCTTGCATAGCCCTTATAATTGGTTGCATTTGTGGATTTTGACCAGCTAGTCTCATAAACATATCATAAGGATTATTAGTTTGTTTCATTGCTTGATATAAATCTCTAAACATATTATTGTTATTACTATTATTTACATTAAAGGGATTTGGCATGATTAAACCTCCTTATTTTCGTCTTTTCTTAAACTCTTTAGTATTTCATCTACTCTTTGATTTAAAGCATCAAAATCAGCTTTTAAAACAAATTCTTGATTGCTAGGAGTAGGAGTAGGGTTATTTAAATTTCTAACAGTATTTTCATCAGTTTCTACAAGTTTGAAATATCTTAATGTAGATTGACCTAGGCTGTTAGATTGCTTCATATAACATATAGGATTATCTGAATCCATAAGCATTACTGTTTGATTTGGCTGTATCATAAATGATTTAGCACCCTCTACACCATTTACAAATGCATATTGATTCATTTGCGGTCTCATATAATTATTACCTGGTTGATAGCTGTTAGGCTGATAATTATAAGGATTATTGTAATTGTTAAAATTTTGCATATTTGTTACCTACCTTTCAACTACAAATATAAATAAAAAAGAGCAAAAATCAGTTGACATAAGGTGGACAAAATAAAAAAAAGAACCAAGATTTAATCTTGATTCTTAAAAATTTTCTTTCTACTTCTATTAATTGATTTCTTAATTGTATCTATATCCACATATTCTATATCAGCAATCTCTTGATACGTTTTATTTTCTATATACTTCATAATCATTCTATTTGTAGCACTTTCGGATAAATTTGCTATATTACAAAGTTTTAATAAAGTTTCTTTATCCTTTAAACAATTCTTCTTTATAAAGAAATTTTCTAAAGAGAATTCTAGAATGCAATTAGCAAGAGCAACACCAAATATGATGAAAAGATTACTATATAATGATACATCTAAATTCTTGCAGAAAATAAGATAAATTATTTCTACAATAATTGTAATTATCTTGCATAGTTTAACGGCTTTGATTGGGTTAGGTTGTACTGTATCAGCGTGAAATCTATAGTTAAAACAATTTTGTATAAAACTAAAGAATAACACGAACATTAGCATTTGAAAGAATCTGCCTAGGAAATAAGAAAAGGTTAAAAGAATTATATTATAGACTATTGCTAATATAAAACTCTTAACCTTTAACTTAATAAACATTCTACTTACCCTCTAATTCAAGAATGCGGTTTTCGATTTTAGCTACTTTATCCATATCAGGATTCTTCTTAGCTAATTCTTTTTCTTTCTCAGCCTTAAGAACTGTTACATCCTTAGACCAAAACCAGCCTGCACTAAACCATCCCATGAAGCTCACCCCTATCCAAGATATTAATATGAAGATATAGTAATCAATTTGTAAAATTAAAGGTACTAACATAGGCAACTCATTTAATACTAACTTATCCGTTCCTCTTACTAAAAGCATTGTGAATTGCCATAGATTTAAAACAGCATATTCTATAATTGGTACTAAAATATTCTTCCAAGTACAATTAAAATTTTTGAATTTTAAATTAACAATCGACATATTGAGAAATATAAAGAATATTTCGAATATATTACCAGCTATAGAATTGTATACTTTTAGACAAAAGCCTAAAATTATAAATAAGTTAACATATAATGTCAGTTTTATAGATTTAAAACTTTTCTTACCTAAACACGTTAAGCAAATTATATTTAAACTAGGAATGTATAGTAAACCTGAAATTAAAATATAAAACCATTTATTTTCATCTATAAAATTACATATATCTATAAACGTTTTATTATCAGAAATTATAGGATACCATATTCCAAAACAAAATTTTAATACAAGTAATAATATTAAAATTACCCATAATATTATCCATATAGTCAAAATTAACTTTGGTACATTTAATATTTTATTTATAAATTTCTTCAACGTTTACATCTCCTATTATAAGTCTTTTTATTTGTTTTTCAGTTGACTTTATGTGGACTTTATTCATTAGCAACTGTTTTCTCTTCATTTTGTTTAGTTAATTTCTCATATTGCTCTTGAGTTATTTCCACATAACCTTGTGGTGTTTCTTTGAATGTAAAATTTGTTGTAACTGCAAAACTTTTTGTTTCTTCATTATAATAATATTTCATACTTTTCACCTTCTTATAAAATTTGTCTTATAGTGTCAACTATATCGGGGTTTGCAGTACCCCATACAAGTGTACTTGTTATACTTGAATTTTTTTGAATACCTGTTATGGCGTAAGCATTCGCTAGATTTATCAAAGTGTATATTGCGTGATATTCATTGCCACTACTATCTTTAAAATAGCATTGACGTGCATTTTCTTTGTCACCATAAAATAATTCTTCCATTTTCGTGCCTGTACATGGTGTATTTGTATTATCAATATATGTAAAAAATAAAGCGCCACGTATACCACCACTGCTACCTTTTGCGCATACTCTATGCTCATATAAATGCACTTCGCCACCACTACTACCTCCACCTTCAATTTTATATTTAACTCCACCGATACCGATACTTTCAAGGGCTGTTTCAGTCCCGTCTAAAGTAGGGTTAGCCTCAATAGATGGCATCTTATATTTGATACCACCTATCTTAATGCTACTTAAAACTGTTTCAGTACCATCAAGAGTCGGATTAGCCTCAACATTTACAACTTCACTTGTCTCATCACTAATAATATATAATACATTTGATTCTGGAGTTTGTAATGCATTATATTCAGCCTGAGTACATATAGCTATCTTAATATTAGAATTAGGATTAAATGCGTTCTTCAATGCTGTTGCTACATCAGCAGCCTCAGAGGAATCAGGGATATTATCTTGTATATATTGTTTAATTAATAGGTCATACTGTTGTAGACCCGCATAATCTAAATACTTCATTAGTTAGATTCCTCCTTTATTATAATATTATCATTTTCTTTTGCCGCTTTTTCTCTTAATTCTTCTTGCTCTAAATCATAATTAATTCTTTCTATTTCTGCTTCAAAAATATTAGTAGCATTTGAATTCGGAAATATTTTTTTATGTGTTTCTAAATCAGCGATTTGATTATTAACATAATAGACAGGATAAGACAACCCTAACTTTTTAATATGATTATCAATAGAATTATTTAAACCTTTAATAAATATTATCATACTATTACCTCTTTAACTAACTGGTTTATACAACAATCTTGCTCCAAAAGCACCATAAGTGTTATATTGATATAAGAAAAACAAACCAGAAACATCCATATAGTGACCACCATAATCTCCTCCACAGAAACACCAGTTGCCCTGTCTTAAGGTACCATACAAACAGTCGCAAAAGTAAGTTGAACCTCCTCCGCCTATCTCAGCTGGCATACACAAGAATGGATTGTTATTATCCCAACCAAGTGCCTTTATATAACTACCTTCTGTCCATGTAACAGTATAACCTAATGTATTATAGTTAGTACCATTATCATTATATATACTTGGGTCAGCTGACGCAAGACTGTTTCCAGTTACTCCATCTAAAGCTTCAGCCATATTTCCGAAAAAGTCTTCAATGTAATGCCATCTAAATCTTTTGTTAGATGTTAAAAAACCAGAGGGAGTTGTAAGAGAATCTGTTCCACCAGTATTTAATTTACTTGTATATGTCATAGGAAATAACTCTTGAGAATTTTTATTTGCAAATTCAATTAACCATAAAAAATTCATAATTGTTTTATGATATAAATCTAATTGCTGATAACCAGAACCATTATTAGTAGCATATGCCCTAAATTGAGAAAGAGTACCATCACCAGAAGGAGTTACTCCACTAACTGACCTTAATTTACTTGAATTGACGTTTCCGCAATATGCACCATAATAAAATTCATCTGTTTTATACCAGTTTCCTGTTCCTCGTCTTTGTTCGCTGACAGCAATATCAGTTATCCTGTTATTACTATCAGCACCTACTCTAAACCACATAGAAGGAACCCTAACAAAAACATTGCCATCTATAGTAACCCTTGTCATTCTATTATAAGGAAATACATCATCAAAATCGCTTGAAACTACGCCTGTTGATGATTCAAACGCATAAGTCATTCCAACAGCGTCATCAGTTCTTGTTAATAATGGTGACGAATCGTATAATCCACTAACACCATAAATCTTTGCCATATAAATATTACCAGTAGTATATGTTTGTCCATTTATAGTTGTGGTTAAAGAATAATATGAATAATCATCCAAGTTTATTCCTAGAGAGCTACAACTAATGCTAATGTCATCAGTACTTGCTTGACTTGTTGTAAATGTTCCTAGTAAAATTGATTCACCATATATTTTATATTCTGTCACACTAGGAATAACATGGCTAAAAATGATTGCTTCATTAATTGTATCAAAACTAATCAATGGTTGATAATTTATAGTTTGTTCACTATAATCACTATCTGTATAGCCACTTGCAGAGCATTTCATTTTTAATGTATGGATTCCGTATGAAGTGATTAAATCTTTTATACTTATTGTATTACTCATTTTTTCCTCCTTAATTAGGTGTTATAGTAGCCACTAAAACATCGTCTATATATAATTGATAACTTTCGGCATATGTTACATCTTCAAATGTTACATTATTATCTATCTCGTTATATAAAAAACTAACCTCTTTTAATTTCGGAGTTGAAAGTGCAACAGCTTCGATAGTTAAATTACATGGAACCATCAACATTAAGGAACCAGTATACATATCATAAATATAATCAGTATCTTCTACTAATTCATTATTATTGTTGTCAGTATCATATAAATTTATATGAACAGGCAAATAGTAACCACTGTTTGCTGTTAATGTCGTTGAATATGCAATATCATGTAATACTTTTGTAGAAGAATTAGAATTTGTAATATTAGTTAAAGAATTAGTAATAGAATAAATAGAAAATTCTATATATCCTGTTTTTGAACTTTCATTGAAATAGTCAGAACCAAAAGAAACATATAATTTATAATTATCTGCTGGCAAATAAGTTAATATATTAAAAGCAATATTATAATTAGGAGATATACTTCCATTACGAGTATATACTAATGTGTTTTCGTTATATATTAAAGCTTTAGTAACAAAACTACCATTACTAGATGGATTATTAAAAATAAAAGTTGAACTACCAGCAGTTCTTGTTACAAAAGCTGGTGCATATAATGTAGGCAAAGTTAAACTTTGATTAACATTAATAACAGCATTGGAATAATTATCAATATTATAAGTACCATTGTTAGAAATATTTATAGTTTTACCAGTTCCTTTTCCCAATACTATATTAAATACTTTTGTTCCATTAAAATACATTACTCACCACCCCCTTGAGTAGTGAATAATGCATTAATCTCGTTAGTAGTAATAGATTCTACTCCTACTTCCACATATGAATAAGTGTTATTAGCATATTGAATATAGTACAATGAATCATTATACAAATACAATAGATGCTTATCAAATTCAGCTTGATTGGCTGTAGGTAAAACATTGACATTAGTAACTGGATTCTTTACTGAATCAGCTATACTTTTTAGTGCAGCATCAATCTTTACCATATTACTATCAGAACCTGTTCCATCCATTTTACTTCTCCATGTACGGACTGTTCCTAGGTTTTCTATTTCAGCGTCTGTATAAATATTTAAACCATAGTTTGTTGTCGCTGACATAAAATCACCACCTTAAATTAAGATATTCTAATTTCGGCAGCACCAACAGCTATATTACAAGATTGATTAGCAATAACATGTGTAGGGTTTGTTAATGTACCGAAAAATAATGGACTACCTCCTGTAGCAGCATTGTAAATAACAAATGCACAAATTTTAGTAGTATCATCAGTAGTATCAGTCCAAGCTGTTAAAGCCTTATTAAACTTAATTTGTTTGCTATTAGTAACCTTAAAATAATTATTTGTACTATCCCAAGACATATTGCCGAATAATTGAGTACTACCTGTTTGATAATTACCAATTAATTCACGAGCATATCCTGTGGTAGAATCAATTGTAGGCTCATCAATATTAGTGATATTACCACTTGAATTGATATAAGGCACTTTCTTTGATAAAGCTAAATACATTGAACCGCCTGAAATTGAACTTGTTTTACCTGTTAAATATAATAAAATACTTTGAGCTAATGTTTCTGAAACCATTTTTCTTCCTCCTAATTTTAATATTGAACCTCAAAGAAATTTGATACATCCATATTCAATAAATCGGATGTAAACAAATCTAAAAATTCCAAATCATTAGAGAATCTATCTCTAACTGTTAATACATATGTAGCAATGCTTGAACCCATTGTTACTTGACCTTGTAATGTTAAATCTGGTATATCACTATGTCTTAATAAATCAGCATTAACAACACAAGTTGTTTTAATTAAACCATTTATACTAGATAAATCTAATGTTGTTGGTTTATTGACTGTTAAATAACCATCTAAAGTTATTTGACCGCTCATAAAATCGGAATCAATTAATATAGATGTATCAATATCAACTAATGCTGTAATTTGAATTCTAGTTTTAGCATCAATTTCTAATTGTTCAGCAGCATCCACATCCATATAACTTCCAGTGTTTATTTTATGTACATATTTCAATGCAGGACAATCAACTTTAGTTGCTCTAATAGTAGCTGAAATATTTATACCTTTTTCAATTCTTATTTCAGATACATCGGATGAATACATATCAATTTCTCCATCAGTTTCAATAAAACTATAATCAAAACTGATTTCAACTACATCCGAAGATGATATATTTAATTCGGCATATGTATTTATTTTTGCAACAAGTTCTAAAACGATTGTATCACTTGCTGTAGCACTAAAATTTGCCCCTGTATTGATTTTTTCAGCAAAGTCTATATAAATATACTCTACTGATGGAAACCTATAAAATAGGAACTTTTTGTAATCTAAATATGTATTCACTCATCCTCTACCTCCGTTAAATAGAAATAGATATAAGCACCATCGCAATCAGCAACGAATCTATTGATATTTTC